TACCGGGCGCGGGCCTGGGCGGCTTCGGTGGAGGCTTGGGCGAGGGTCGCGTCGGCGCGTTCCATGGCGACTTTGGCGATGCGGAGCTGGCGGTACAGGACCGCGGCCTCCAGTTCGGGGGTGGGTACAATGGGCATTGCGGGGTTCCTTCCCGTCATTGCCCCGGACTGTTGCGAACCAGTCGCGGGGCTTCTTCTTTGTTCCATCAGTCTACAGCAAAGTTCCCTAGTGTTCCATAAAGTCGGGCACTTTCTCCGGCGTGTCTAACTCCCGAACCCGCACACTCAGCCGCTTCCGCTGCCCCTTCACGTACTCCACCCTCGGCATGTGCTTGACCATGAACTCCGGCGTGTCATCCTTCACAATCGGGTGATCCGTGGGTTTCTTCCCGGAGGACAGCGCGTCGCACAGTGGCTTCAACGTCCACACAAGATTGTCGGCGTCCCGGGCGATCCGGTCCCCGACATGCCAGGTCAGCAACACCTCGCACCGGCCCATGACCGGGATGCCCGCGGCACGGGCGAGAAGCCCCATGGCCTCCCGTGCGGCCTTGACCTTGCCGGCGTGCGCGTAAATGTTCCCGTGCCCGCCGTTCGGCTTCACCGGCGGAGTCGCCCACGGAAGGTCTATCGTCCACTCCCTCACAGAACCCACCCCTCAACGGCCGGGGCACTGGAAATTCCGCAGCGGCCGCAGAACACCGGGACCGTAACCGGGTACGGCATCCCGTCGAAGGTGTCGTCATGCTCGCCATACCCCGGATTCAGGCAGTACCAGCAGGCAACGACCACGCCGAGCCGCTTGATCCAGATCGACTCGAAGTTGCTCTTGCGCTGGTTGCATTCCCAGCACGCCGAGACGAGATTGTCAGACCTGTCGGCGGCCGCCAGGTCGGAGGCCTCGAACGCTGACCGGGGGATGATGTGATCGACCGTGAGGACGTGCCCGCCGGTGCCGCACATCCGGCAAATCCCGCCGTCGCGCTCATGGATGATGGCGCGCTTCTGCGAGCTGATCGGCTGGCGCTCTTCCCGGTTCCGGACCGGCCAGCGCCGCTCGGGTTCCTCGATCCGGTCCAGCAGTTCGCCGAGGCTGATCGAGTGGACGTGCTCTGCGTGCGCCCGACTCTGGTCGTAGTAGGCCGTGATGTCCTCGAAGCCGCTCATGCGACGCCGTACCGGAAGTCGCCGGCTTCGGAAGCCATGGAGTTGACCGAGGCGAAATGCGGCCGCCACGCCAGGTTGATCTTGCCCGTTTCGCCGTGCCGGTTCTTCTCGATGATGAACTCGATCTCGCCCTCCATGTCGTCGCTGCGGTGCAGGAGGATGATGTTGTCCGCGTGCGCCTCGATGCCGCCGGACTCCCGGAGGTCCGCCATCGTCGGCCGCGGGTCGGCGCGCTGCGTGGACCCGCGGTTCACCTGGGCGAGTGCCAGGACGTGCGTGTCGAACTCTTTGGCGAGGTGCTTGCAGTCCTCCGCGATCCGGGCGACCTGCCGTTCCCGCTGCTCCCGGGTGTCCGCCGGGGCGACGAGCTGGAGGTAGTCGATGATGACCAGCGGGACGGGGCCGCGACGCTTCCATGTCCGGACTGTGGCGCGGATCTGCGCCATGGTGGTCCGGGACAGTTCCTCGATGTAGACCGGCCAGTCGGCGGACTTCGCCCGGAGCCGGGCGACCTTGGACCAGTCGCCCTCGGTGAGTTCGAAGGAGTTCAGGTGGTGCAGGTCGATCCCTTCCGAGGCCGCCGTCATACGGCCGATGACCTCGTGCTCTTTCATTTCCAGCGAGAAGAACCCGACGCCGTAGGACGTTGCTGCGACCGCGGCGCAGCCGGCCACCAGCGACTTACCGACCGCCGGGCGGGCGCCCATGATCGTCAACTGCCCGGGGTGCCAGCCGCCATTGAACTTCCGGTCCAATTCGGACCAGCCCGTCGGGTAGGACTTGCCCTTGGGGGAGGACCAGAGGTCGATGGCGGATTCCAGGGCGTCCGCGAAAGTCCGGACCCGGATGCCGGTCGCCTCGTTGGCGGTCGCGTCCAGTGTGGCGCGGGCATCGTCCAGGACCTGCTCCGTTTCGTCCCATGCGGACGTCATGGACATCTGCTGGAGTTTCGCCCCGACGTCGGCGAGCCGCCGGAGCCGGGCCAGGCCCTTGACAATGTCGGCATGGTACGGGGCCTGAGAGCGCACAGGAGCCACCGCAGCGCACTCATGGGGGTAAGAGACCTCCATGCCCTGGATAGGCGCCGTGACAAGCCTCTGGACCAGCGCGAAGGGCGTTACCGGGTGGCCGGCGCGGTGCTCCACGAGGATCAAGTCCCACAACTGCTCATGCTGCGGGCGGTAGAAGTCCTCCGCCTTGAGGTGAATGTCCTCCAAAACGCGCTGATCCAGCATCGCCGCCCCAATCACGGCGCGCTCCGAATCGAGATCCTGTCGCGGTGTCCTGTCGTTCATGCTGCTTCCCCCAATTTCCGTTTCGCTTCTTCGAGGCGTTCCGCCTTATGCGCGGCCCGCTGTTGCTTCTTCCACTCAATTTCCCCGGCCATGTCCAGCCCCGCCGGGGGAGTCCCCGGGGTCCACACGTCCCGGCCCAGGACCGACTCGACGTCGATCAGGCCGTCCGGTGAGGCGCCGGTCTTGTTCTTCTCCCAGTCCTCCACCGCGGCGAGGCGGAGCTGGTCGTACTTGGCCCGGAACTTGCCCATCGACAGGACGTTCTTCCGCCAGAACGTGTTGCCTTGGGCCCAGCGGATCAGGTTCTCCGCCTTCGCCGGTTCGCGGCCGTCAAGGTCGATCATGCGCCGGCACTCATCTGTCCACGTCTTGGTGATCTCCGGGCGGAGGGAGCCATTGCCTTCGATCAGGTCAGCCAGGACCGTGCAGAGCTGATTCACGTCTTCCCGGATCTCGCTTGAAGAAGCTTTAGCTTCTTCTTTAGGGGTCGGGTCGGGTCGGGTCGGGTCGGGGTGTTCGGACTCCTGCTGGTGTCCCTCCGTCTGTCCCGAATCTGTCCCGCTGGTGTCCCGCTGGGACTTCCTGTAATTAGCCTTCCGGATCCGCTCCTTCTCGCGGTTTTCTTCAAGCTCGGCCTTTGTCGGCTGATACTTGCTCCAATTCCGGTAGACCCAGCCGGGCAACTGAGGATCGTCGGAGACTGCCGACAGGATCCCGACAGGATCCTTGGAGGATGCCGGTACGATCTCCCAAAGACCGGCCTGCACGAGCTGGTTAGCGACGCCGGGGGTGCCGCACAGCTCTTCCAGGACGTACTCGGGGATGAATCCGTCCGTCTCTTCCTTAGCGCTCCACGTGCCCGCCAGCGCCCACAGCCCGACGGCCTGCAGCCGGTAGCGGCGCGGGATCCGCAGGACCGGCTTCGAGTTCGCGAAGCCGTCGTCCATCTTGAACCATGCCATCAGGCGGCCGCCTTTGCTGTCCGGTAGCCGCGGTGCCGTTCGGTGTGCGCGGCACGGCAGGGCACGCACGTCGGGGTGCCGGCGCGCAGGTGCCGCTGATACCCCTGGGGGGTGCCGCAGTGCCCGGGGCTGAACCGGCCGTCGGGACGTATTACGGGTTCCTTGGGGTTCGCTGCACGCCAGGCCCGGTGATAGGCGGAGTTCGCTGCCCGGCACGCGTCGCAGACGTCCGTGCCGTAGCGGCGGTGCTGCTTGTAACCGGCGTGGGTGCCGCACTTGGAAGGGTCGAACACGCGGGGCCGGGGGACCGGGACACGGGCGGGGCGGGGCTTGACAGGGGCCGGGGTGAGCTTGACGGGCGCCGGGGTGGTGTCGCGCTGTTCGGGCTTGCCGTCCCATTTGTATCCGGCCATTACGCTGCATCCCGGTTCAGGAGGGTGTGGGCGCTGGAGCGGGTGGTGCCGAGGGCGTCCCCGAGGGCCTGGTATGTGGCGCCGTTGTCGTGGGCGACCCGGGCGGCGCGTTTGCGGAGGGCGCGGATCGTTTCGTACAGGTCGGACACGTCGCGGAGGATCGTGAGCGAATCGTCGGGTATTGCGGGCGCGGCAGCATTGACGTTATTGTTGTGCATTGAGACCATTCCTAGGTTTGATGGTTAGGCCCGCCGACATTCCCGTGTCGAGCGGGCCTTTTCTTGTTTGAAGACTCTTACAGTCTACCGCAGAGTTCCCTAGTGTTACTCACTTATTGCCTAATGACACGCCGGTAATTTACTTAGTTCCCGTGTCGAGTTACCTACTCATCCCGGGCACGCAAAAGGACCCGCCCGGCGTGATGCCGAACGGGTCCCAGGTGGTGCGGGGTCTAGAAGGGGGGCGAGTTGTCCGCGCCGCCGAGGCCGCCGCCTGCGGGCGCCTGGCCCCAGGTGTCGGCCTGCGCCGGCTGGTTGCCCCAGTTGCCCTGCGCCTGCCCGCCCGTGTTGCCGCCGCCGTTGCCGGAGCGCTGTGTCCGGTTGACCTTCGCGTTCGCGTACTTCAGGGACGGGCCGATCTCGTCGACCTCCAGCTCAATCACGGTGCGCTTCTCGCCCTCTTTGGTTTCGTAGGACCGCGACTTCAAGCGGCCCTCGATGAGCACGCGCATGCCCTTCGTCAGCGATTCTGCGACATTCTCCGCCGCCTCGCGCCACACTGAGCACCGCAGGAACAGGGTCTCCCCGTCCTTCCACTCGTTGGATGCCTTATCGAACGTGCGCGGGGTGGACGCGATGGTGAAGTTTGCGACCGCGGCGCCTGCCGGGGTGAAGCGGAGCTCGGGATCTCCGGTGAGGTTCCCAATGATGTTGAGGGTAGTTTCGTTCGCCATGGTTACGCTGCTTCTTTCGTGAGGGTGTATTTGCTGAGGTTGTCGGGGTGGAAACCTTGCCAGTGCAGGTCGGTTTCCGGGGTGCGGCCGGAGACGACGACGACGGGGACGCCTTCATAGCCGAGGGCCTTGATCGCGGCTAGGTCCGCCGGCGAGGTCGTGATGTCCACCGTCTGGTAGTCGACGTCGCGGTTATCCAGCCACCGCTTCGTGGCACGGCATGGCTGGCATCCCGGTTTGGTGTAGAGGGTGATCATGCTGCTTTCCGTTCTGTGGTGGTGCGGTTGTAGATGTTGTCGATCAGGTTCCAGGTGCCCGTCGCGAGGTCGAAGAACGGGGTGTCTTCCGGTGAGTCCCAGCGGGATAGCTTCCACCCGTATTTCCGCGCCCTTGTCGCCCACGTCTGGTTGGACTCGATCAGGCCGTTGGCGGATGAGCACATGACGATGACGTTCGCGGGCCGGTCGAGGGTCTTGGATCCGCCCATGCCGCGGTTGATGCGGTGCT